AAATAGGCCCCGAAGAGCCTATTGATTAGTTTAAGGAATCATGCTGGTACGCAGTTGTTGACTCTAACTCCGCCCTTCATCTTAGTTTTAGGGTTTCCAATCTTCTTACCCTTCCAACATTTTGGATCTAAGCGTTGTTTTTCTGCTACGTAATTTTCATCTTCGTCTGCAGGTTCGTTACCGCATTCAGAACATTTCATTTTCTTTTTCTTGCCGTACTTGCCTTCTAATGCAGCTTTTAATTCTTCTTTAATACGTGCTTCTAACTCAGATGTTTCACCACTATCGTCTTCTACTGCCATTGGATTATCGCCACGTTGTGTAGCAGGGTATGCTTTTTTCTTACGATTTAAATCATTACCATCAGGAATATTATCGCTCATATCACCGTATTCTGGATCTGGTGAATTAGCATATTCTTCTTCAGTTGGTTCATCAGGTTTACCAACTATTAGGTCTCTCATTGTAGCCATGTCCATTTCTTGATCATCGCCGTCTGGACCAGGTAACATTTTTGGTTCATCTGTAACTGCTGGGCCCATCTGTGTAATGCCAGCTGCATCTTGCATCATTGCAATTAAGTCTGACACATTATCTTTACCTGATGCTGTAATACTTACTGTTACTGGCTGCTCACCACCTTCTGATGCCATTGGCATTTCTTGTCCTGCCATCATTGGGCTACCGCATTCTTGTATAGACTCTAAGATAGTTTTCATATCATTAACATCTTTTGTACCAGCGGAAGGTTTATCACCACTTGCTGCTGCATCCATGTTTTCTAAAATATTTTTCATATCCATTTTTTAACTCCCTACAGTGCTGGCACTGTTTTCCTTGTTGTCAATATCTTTGCTATCGCCTACATGCACACCTTCAGTAGGTTCATGACCTCGCTCTTTACGGGCAGTTTCTAATTCTTTTAGTAATCCCATTATGCGTTCTCCTGCTACTTCTTTTTGTGCAGATTCGCCACCCATATCTTCTTGTGTTAATAACACATCGTATGTAGTTTCTTCTGGAGCGTCTTGATATTCTTCTCTAGGATCATTCATATTGCGCACAATAATATATGCTTGATCAACGCCGCAACACTTGCCCAAATATTCTTGTAATACTTGTGGTGTAGTTGGGTAGTTAACTTCTGCTTCAAAATACGTTACTTCTGTATTTTGTAATTGTGGAAAATCTAATGGACGTTCTTGAATTGGTGTTTTTTTGCCTGCTGTTATATTTACAACATCATATTTTTCAAGTGCCATTTTCATTTGTTGCACACATTCATCTGGACAATCGCCAGCAATGCCTACTTTAAACTCGTATGTTTTTTTTGCTTCTGTAAGAATTTCATTAAATTTGCGCATATTATGTTTCCTATTATATGTTATTTATCATTATCTAGTCCTTTTAGACGTTCTAATAGACTATTCCTGTCAGTAACAACATAACCTTCACCGTTAACAAAATCATCGCCTTTGGCTCCTTTGTCACTATCTAATTTTTCTTTCTTTAATTGTAACTCGACCATCTTTAGTTTTTTATCTAACTTTGCTACTTTAGCATCTAAATTAGTTTTTAGCATATTACCTGCAACTTCAAATACTCTGCCACTATAACGTGCTTCCACGTTCATGCCTAAGTCCATTAAATCTTCATATGCTTGCATTGCTTTATCTGACACTTCGCTTAGTTCTTTATCAGCTAAATCTCCAAGTCCTTTTACTTGCGGTAATGCACTTGATATCTTATCAAATTCTGCAATGTCTCTCATTGTCTCTTGTTGTTGCTCAAGATGATAAGACTGTTGTTCAGTCTCTTGCATTTCTGCATCTTTTATAATTTCTTTGCTCTCAGGCAAATTTAGTAAGTCTTCTAGTTTCTTGGTCATGTGTCCTATACCATTATATGCTAGTTTTATTTATCTTCTTTTGCCTTGGTGGAACATATCTTGTTCATTTATAATTCTAAAGAAAATATTTTTTTGACTGCACCATGCTCTTGCAGCTTGCCACTTAGCTTGATTTATTACATAATGTGCTTGATTGTGTTTACTACGTCCAACCTTTTCTCGTAGAGTTTGATTAGCTGGTTTAACTTCTATTAACTCGACTCGCTTTTTACCAACTTTGTCGCCATATACTATAAAAAAGTCAGGCACGTATATTGTGTTCTTTCCTGTTAATGGATTTCTATACGGAATCTTTATTGCTTCACTTGCCCATTGTTGAACACTAGTATGCTCGTCACAGAATCGCATAAAGGCAAACTCCCAACTACTTCGATATGTTGGGGTTTTATTTCCGACATACTTTTCAGGAAATTTTAAAGTATATTTCCCTTGGGCAAATTTAGCCATTAGGAACCTTCAAGTATATTTCTTGTTTCGATTGTTGTTGTAGTTTTTAGTTTTCGAAATCCAACAACACTTGTTCTTTTTCGATTGTAATTAAGTATTTCAGCAACAATAGAACTTAATCGTTTACCGTCAAGTGTTTTTAGTGTATCTAATAATTCAAATACTTTAATACTTTCATTCTTTGCTTGTCTTAATAAAAGAGTACTAACAGCTATTGCCGCTGTTTTGTCAAATCCTGCATCTTCAAAAAATGCAATTACTACACTCAGTTCGTTATCTGATAAATTAATTTGTGTATTATAATAAGTGTCAAAAAATAATTGCACTCCTTTATCAGATCTTTTTGATATGTTTGGAATTGGTAAACTACTCATTATTCAGCTTCCTCTAAAATTTGTTTCTTATAAGATTCTCTTCGTGTAATTGGCAATGATGCCCAAGCAGCAGCTAACCCATTAATACCAGCTCCGCCTTCACTTAAAAAGTCTGCCAAGAATAGTAACTTAGCTAATGAGTCTAATGCTTCTGGATTGTTATTTAAATCTTCTACACTTAGACTAGAATTAGTATTAGTTCTAGATGTAATATTACTACTTGAAGATCTTGTTACACTTTGTTCTCCGCCTGCACCTCGTGTTTTTGGTATATTAATATCAGCTATTCCGCCTATGTCGTCAACGTTTGTTACTTGTGATATGCTAGTATAAAGATCATTAAACGCATCAGTCAAGTATGTTAAAGGTCCGTTATCATAATCAATATTAGGATCATTATTTCTATATTGTTGAAGATTTGTATTTACAGTTAAGTCAACATCTTCTTGTGTAGCATTAGGTACAGCTAATGGACTTGGCTGTGTATCATAATGCACTGATCCAAATCCAACTGGATTACCATCGTCACCTACTTCTACAGTTCCTCTACTATAATGAACAGCTTCGTATTGAAGCGTAATAGTATTCTGCATGAAGGTTCCGTTGTCTGAACTTTCAACTTGATCATGTTCCCAATTTGTAATTATTGGATTTACTAATGTGTATGTTGTAAACTGTGATCTTGATAATTGAGATATTTGTATATTTCTAAAAAACGGAACAGATAGATTATTATCTAATCCATATCTAAATTGGTTACGTTCTCTACCTTTGTACGTAGCGTCACCGTCACCAGCTTTGTTAAATGCTCCTGCATCATTCCCGTACCAGGCATCAGCATAGTAGTATCTATAATATGCTTCAAGTAATGCTGTTGTTACACCATGATTGTCGTCATGAAATGTAATAGTAACAGGCTGATATTGGATTGCTGTCTGCATATTTTTTGTACGATTATATTTCTTACGTGTTTCAACAGTAGCTTGATATTTAGGTAAGTCTGCTGCTTTAACAAGCATACCAATTTCAACACTGTATTTTTCAATTAGTGCTGGTATAGTATTAGCTACGTTTGGATCAATTGAAAAAAACGTATGAAACAGATATTTGGTTTTTGGTGTAAACTTTAAATTGTTGCTAAGGAATAGTCGTGAAGCATGATTGTAATCAGCTAGATTACCTTTAGGCCCATTATAGGAATTTAGGTTATTTGAATATGCATTAGTTGTCATACTAATATTTATCTATATCTTTTATGTGCGTAGATAATAAAAAAGGGGCATAAAGCCCCCTTTTACTGTTATGTTTAAGTAACTTACGAACCGCCGCCTGTTATCAACGAACCGTTCTGTCTTGGTACACTTACACCAATACCACCATCTGCATCTGTTTGGATTGCATTGTCGTACTGCATTTCTAGTGTTACTGTTACTGGCTCATTGTTTTGATATGCTAATGAGTTATAGTTTGCGTTAGTAATAAAGCAACCATATAATTCAAAAGTTTCAAGAACGTTTGGCGTGTACACACCGTTACCACCGTCTAAGATCTCAATACGTGTTGTAAATTTGTAATCTTGACCTGATACTGGACTTGACTGTTCCATAAAATCAAATTGCTTCTGTAACTGTTCGCCTACAAGTTTCTGTACAGCATTGTTTACATCTTCACGTAAGTTCAGTGTAATTGGTTGCCATGTGTGCTTGCCTGCTAAGTATGCTTTTGAGTTGTATGCATGTATTTCCATTGGCTCAAATGCTACTGTTGGTCTAGTTACGTCAATAACTTGTTTTGTTAGTTCTGTTGTCGGCGTTGAAACACCAAAGTTTTCCAGCGACACTCTAAAGCGGTACTGGAGCTTTGGCATCAACAAGCCCTGGCTTGCAGCTGAGTCGCCACTTGCTAACGGAACTGTGATTTTCGATAATGATGAGATTGCCATTTAATTTGCTCCTAATTGCTTAATATTATTTATCATCTTATAAGCCTGATATTTCACCAGTGTTTTTCAATCTCAACGGAATGTATATAAATTCAATTGACTTAACTGGTTCAATTGCAATATCAACATATAATTCGTTGCGATCTACTCTTGCTGGAGTGTTGTTTGTTTCGTCACACACAACTAAGTAGTCGTACAATGCTCTTTGTCCTACTAGCTCAAGAAGTAAACTTTCAACTTGCTGTTTCATTTCATCTCTAGTAATTTTATCATTTGGTTCAAAGATATACGGTTTAGCAAGTGTGTTTAGTTGTGAACGTAAGTACACTACTAGTCTTGCAACGTTAATTCTATCTAACGAGCTTGCACCTCTTGCACGAGTCTTCTGTCCAAAGTTAACAAGTCCTGCACCAGTAATAAACGTAATTGGGTTAACGCCTTGTGCATACAATGTATCACGCTGTCCTTCGTTTAATGATGTTGAAACAAATTCGCCTTCGTTACTAAGATAGCCTGTTGAACTTGCATTGCTTATTCCGCCACGTCTTGTACCTGCTGGTGCAAACCATGGATAGCTAACTTGGTCACTTAGTGCAATAGTACGCATCATCATATGACTTGGTGGAACAACTACGTTATTTCCAAAGTTATCGCTTGTAAAGCCCCATGGATAAAATACACCTAAGTATTCATCGTTAGTAACAAGTCCGTCGTCGTTATCTTCAACAGCTGCACGAACGTTTGTTCCCCATTCATTAAGTGAAGTTGCATCTGGTGTTAGTCTTGCTGGACTATCACCAACAACAAATGCTGTTAAGCCTCTGTCACTGTTTAGTGTAGTTAACTCGCCAATTAGTTCCGGATATCCAGGAGCTGCAATTAAGTTAAATCTACGTGCGTCTTCATTTCTAATATCATCGTTACTGTTAACTACTGCTTGTAGTTTTTGTACAACAACTTTACGCTGTGCTTTACGTCCAAAGCTACCTGATCCATCTTCGTTGTTTGCTGATTCAGTTACCCAGCGATCTGCTGCATAGCTTGTCATTACTTCGTCATTAAAGCGTTTGTTAAGAGCTGTTTTGTCAACATATGCAACTTCATAACGCTTAACATTAAATCCACTTCTACGTGTATTAAACAATAATGTACCTTTTGGATATAATGCTGGATCTGGACAATCTGGATCTACAAAGTTTTTAGTTAACAATGATTTAATTGTTGCTGCTGTATTTCCTTTTGCTCCACTTTCGCCGTAACGTGCATCAGCGAAAACTATACCGTTTTCAGTTGTTTGGTCACCGTTATCTACTAAGTCCCAGCGATCAAGCAATGGTCCTTTGTAGCGATTTATTGTTGGATAGTTTTCAATGTCACTAGTATCAATCCAAAGATCACCTGCTACTAATGCACTTGTACCGTCTGACTGTTTAGTTGGTTTTGTAGCTGAAACAATTGGTCCGTTTGCGTCAGTACCACTAACTGCATTATAGACTGGACTTGTTGAATCTTTATAGCCTACCCAAACACTACCGTTGTTAACCATAATGTCAACTTCGTCAATAGTTGAGTTGTACCATAATTGTCCTTGACTTGCTGTGTTTGACGGAGCACTGTTGCTAGGAGTATAACTTAATACTTCCCAGTTACTTACTCTGTACTCAATTGGTGCAACGTTGTTGTCAGCACCTGGTTCGTCTGCAACAAAGCGTGTTCCTGCACCTGTAACAATATTGTAAGGTGAAATACCTAACTGTGTTAATGCTGGTGCAAAACTTGCTACATCATCTTTAAGTTTCATTTCGCCGCCTGTGCTGTGTGTTATAACTACACGATCATTATCAACACTTGCACTAACATTTGGAATATTAGCACTTGTAATAGCAGTTGCAAGATTAGTTGCTGTATCTGTACCTTGTGCAGCTGCATTCCATACTATAGAATGTGCTGAGAATGTATTTGCTCCTGGTGAAGTTGCACTAATTTCTAGTCTATATGCTTCTCCATCTGTAAAGCTGGCTGGCGTTATTACATTTGTTGTTACTGTAGTTGCGCCAACTGCTGCACGTTTAAATATTTTAAAAGTAGCAAGTGGACTAGTGTCGCCTGCAACATTAGTTTGAACAAACAAGTTACCAATTGTTAAGTTTGCGCCGCCGCCTGTTAAATCTAAATCTACAATTGCATCTTGTGCAGTTGGATATAACGGAGCTGAAACTGAATCCCAAATCTTAGTTGCATCGTTCCACTGTTTTACTCTCCAACGAGCACCTTGATTAGGTGTAGTTGTTTTAATCCAAATACTGCCACTTGGGCGACCATTATAGTTTGTGCCTGATTTAAATGTATCTGGAATTTCAGTGTGCTTACTAATTTGCACTGCTGGAATTAAATATTGTGTTGCTGATAGTCCTAACCAAGTTAGTACTGATGCATTGTCATTTGCACCTAATGCAAACGTAATTCTATCAGTTGATGCGCCTGTGTTATATAATGCTAATTCGCCACTAACTTCTTTTGCTGTAATGCCTGGAATAGCAAATCCGTTAATTGCTGCTACTACTGTTGCTATCGAATCGCCTGTAGTTACTGTCACTGTTGTGCCATTTAACAAGAACACTTCTGAACCGCTTTCGGAAGAATCTTCACCATATGTAGTACTTGCTTTTGCACTAGTTACAGTTGGAACAGAACCAATCCACTGCGATGAACCTACTTTAAGCCAGCCACTAGTACTTCTATACCAAATTGTATTAAGTGTAGTTACTGAAACAATAGCGTAATCGCCAATTGCCCCAATTGAACCTAATGGTGTATAGTCTGCATTATCAAAGTCAACTACCTGTGCCTGCTCTGTAATAGCAAGTGGTACTTTATTAGTAAATGTTTGTCCACCTGTTACTGACTCACTAGCATTATTCCACTGTTGAATTCCGTATACAGATGATGCTGTATCTAACCAATATGTGCCTGCGTCTGGAGCACTTACTGGTACTGTTGATGTTGGAGTAAGTTCGCCTAAATCTACATCTGCTCTTACTACCCACGCTCTGTTACTTACGCCTAAATATGAATATGCAGCTTGTAAGCCGTATTCGTTAAGTTCACTTCCGTGAACTGGATTATTACTTGCATCTGTTTGGAAAACAGGATCTCCAAATGTTTCAGCTAAGTCACGTTGTGATGTTAGCAAGTACGGCTTACCAGCATTTACTGCTAGTGTTCCGATTGCTGTGCCCGATGCTGAAGCATTTAGTTTATTCTCTTGCGATGCAACAAAAATTACTGGTACTGTACCTGGTTCAGCGGGTGTGTAGAAACTTTCATCTATTACGCTTACCTGTACACCTGGTGATGTCAATGCCATTTTTTATTCTCCTATTGGAACTGTGTTCTGTTTATTAATTGTATTTACCATTTTAAATAAAAAAGCCTGTGCAAACACCATAGAAAAAGGTACCGAAAAGGTGAGCTAAATACAGTATGAGACCATTATGCAAGTGCGGAGAGCGTCCTGCCGCAATAAATTATAAAAAAGGTAAGAAAACATATTATCGTAAGCTGTGTGAAACTTGTTTACGTAACGGTTTAGGACATGGTATACCTAAGTGGAAACAAAAAGGATATGTTAAAAAAGATACTTGTGAAAAATGTAATTTTAAATCTAAACATCCTGAGCAGTTTAATGTATATCACATCGATGGCGATTTGGAAAATTGCCGCCCTGCTAACTTAAAAACTATATGTGCTAACTGCCAACGGATTATTCAAAAAGATGGAGTTGTTTGGAAGCAGGGAGATCTTGTTCCTGATTTTTAATAAGAATAGTTCGCATTAAGATATCTACATTTAATTTTAATCTTTCTAAATCACTATTATTATCAATCGTATAATTACACATCCATTGTTCAATACTCATTGAACTAGGATCTTCTGTAGGCAAATGATCACTTCTGTCTACCCATATAGCATAGTCAAACAGTTCTTCATTTTGCATTGCAAAGAATTCACGCTTGTTACGTAGTCCACAATAGATATCATGTTTAGCAAATAAGTTACGTCCTAGCTTTGCCAAGTCATCTTTACAATAATCGTGTATCATGTTGTACCATTCAGTACGGTGATTATGGCGGTCAACGTAGCACTCATCTTCATTAGCGTATCCGTATTGATCCTTTAGATCATTATAGATAAAAAGTTCTGAACAAAACTTACTTGATGATTGAAATGTATATCCGTATGCTTCTAACATCTCGCATACAGTATCCTTGCCATGACGACCATGACCTACTACTAATAACTTAGGTAACACACTATCTCCTTATTTAATTATACTTTAAAGTATACACTACATAAGCAAGTATGTCAACCTTAATCGTACCCTAAGTTAGCTACTGATTCCATTTCTTCAGCTAATATTTCAGCTTCACGAGCTTTGTATGCGGCTTCAAAACCTACAGCACCGTATTCCATTCTCTCGTTATTACCCCAAAGTCTTTTAAAATATGAATCGTAAGTTTTTTCAACTGCTTCATCGCTCCAGGATCTATCAATAAGTTTACCTTTGATTAACCAGTTGAGTCGGTTGGCTTCTTTACGTACAAATGGTGAGCACATTGTGGGACCTCCTTGTTGTATTGTATTTACAAGGATTTAGGATGTTGGCGCTAACGTGGTAGTATTTTAACCTATTGTAAATCCATACCCAACGCCGCCGCTGACTTGTTGAATTACTTCTTGGTCTAATCTTTCCATTTCTTGCATTGCTTCATTTTTAAGATCGTTACCATTAAGTGTAGATCCGCCTTGTGGACCAGCAATAGTTGCAAACTTACTACGTGCTTCACCTAACATATATTTACAACTAGCAAGTGTATAATCTTTAATCCACTGTTGTGCTAGATAGTCTGACAATAATTGTTCATCTGGACGATAGTTGTATGCATACAGCATTATAGTTTCTACTGCTCGAGGACGTTGTAGTAATGTTAATTTTTTAGTTGTTGAATTCCATTTAAATTCAATGAAACTACCAAACATTCTGCCTACTAGTTCTTGATATTGGCTAAACATATCATATGTTGCTAATCCGCCCATATTAGAACTTGACAATAGATACGCATTTGTATATGCTAAACTAAACGGATCAAATAAACTGCCACCGCCATTTTTTCCGTTTTCGTAAAGTTTAATACTAACGACATCATTTGCAGTTAGCCCTGAATTAAAAGTAATAGTTCTTGCATCATTATCAATACCATAACTAGTTGTTGTTGTACCGTTTATAGTTACTACAACTGTTGCTATAGTTGCAAGATTATAGTTTACATCGAACACTTGTTGGGAAGCAGATGCTATTATTGTAGTTGAGTATATTGGTCCTCCGGATGCCGAAGTTCCGGGACGTGAGCCAATGCTTCTGCGAAACATTTTTCTAACCTCCATAACCTCACTTGGAAGAGTGTACTCGTTAACGTCTATAATAGTATCTAGAAACAAATACGATTCTTCAACTGCATTATCACTACGTTGTCTAAAGCGATTTAATGCTTTATTCAATGCAGTTTCATAATGAATTGGGTCTAATTCAACATCAATCATTCCGCCGCCGAGCATAGCGTTAACATAATCAAATACTTCTTGTTTTTTAGTGGCCATATACAAAGTTCTCCGTACAAGTATTTATCTCGCGATAAATATGTATATGCCAAGACTTAGTTTATATAAACCCGAACGCGGCGCTGATTTTGAATTTCTAGATAAACAGATTCTAGAGATGCTTACTATTGGCGGGACTGATATCCATGTATACAAATACATCGGTACAGATGACGGGACAACCGCAAAAGATCATACACAAATACAAGATATGCTATTTTTAGAAAATAGAGATCGTAAGTATGATAAAGATATTTACAGAATTAGAGGAATCTATAGTGTACAGGATAATGATTTTGACCTAAGTCAATTTGGTTTATTCTTAAGCAATGATACATTGTTTATGTCTGTACATATAAGAGGTACAGTTGAAACAATGGGAAGAAAGATTATGCCCGGCGATGTATTTGAACTTCCTCATTTAATAGACGAATATGCAGAAAACGATGCATCTGTGGCATTAAAAAGATTTTACGTTGTTGAAGATATTAATCGTTCAGCTGAAGGATTTAGCCAAACTTGGTATCCACACTTATATCGTATAAAATTAAAACAAATATACGATGGACAAGAATACAAAGACATACTTGACTTACCTGCTGTTGAAGAAGACCCAGGTGGAGACAATCTTAGAGATATTTTATCTACATACGAAAAAGAAATGCAAATTGCACAAGCAGTGGTCAGTGAAGCAACTACTAACGTAGAAAAATCAGGGTATGATATTAGTCATTACTTTTCACTTGCTGTTGATGATGACGGTATTGTTGAGCTAACTGAAACTAAAGATGCTGATGGCTTGTCTCAAATGGCACCACCAGATAGAGCAGGATATAGAGGATATATTATTGGCGATGCTATATCTCCTAATGGTGAAGCGTTTGGGTTTGGAGTATCATTTCCTGGAGATCCGCAAACTAACGATTATTTTTTAAGAACAGACTTTTTACCTAACCGATTATTTCAATATAAAAATAATAAATGGAACAAAGTTTATGATGTTAAACGTGCATTTGTTTATGGTGACGATAATACAAATACACAAAAAGGCGACTTTATTAATAATACTGGTACAAACAACATTGCAGGTGAACAAGTTCCTGAGAGACAAAGTTTATCTAAAGCACTTAGACCAAAGGCGGATAACTAATGCAACATTTTTATGACGGACAAATAAGAAGGTATTTAACACAGATTATACGTCTGTTTGGGCAATTTAGTTATAAAGATGGTCAAGATAGATTAGTACAAGTACCAGTTATGTACGGAGATTTAACTAGACAAGTTGGAAGTATTTTACGTGACAATAGCGAAAACAAAATACCTAGTGCGCCACGTATGGCTGTGTATATTACTAATTTAGAAATGGATACTGCAAGATTAGCCGATAGCAGTTATGTAAACAAACTAAACATACGAGAACGTGCATATGATAGTGCAGGACAAGAATATTTAAATTCTTCAGGAAAAAATTACACAGTTGAACGCTTAATGCCTACTCCGTATACTCTTACTGTTAATATTGATATTTGGAGTACAAATACAGACCAAAAATTACAAATACTTGAACAAATTTTTATGTTATTTAATCCTAGTTTAGAAATACAAACTACAGACAACTACATTGATTGGACTAGTCTAAGTGTCTTGAATATGGATAATATTAATTTTAGTTCAAGATCAATTCCAACTGGTACTGAAAACGAAATTGACGTAGCTACTATAACATTAACTACACCAATTTTTATCAGTCCTCCAGCTAAGGTCAAGAAACTTGGTGTTATTACTAAAATTATTACAGCTATATTTGCAGACAACGGACTAGAAGTAAATATAGACGAAGATGCATATACACAAAGTTTAGTCGAACAAAAAATTAAAGAAAATGAAGAAACTGAAAAAATTAGAAACGGGCAAGCATTAACTAATGAAGATGCGTTAGTTGTTACTACATATCAAGATTATGACATTGTGTTTATTGACGGGGTTGCTAAACTAATAAAGAACGGAATTGTTGGATCAACTTCATGGACAGCCTGGATGATTGCACAGCCGTTTATTTACGAAGCAGGTGTAACACAACTTAGATTACAACGAAGTACAGGATTAGAGATTGTTGGAACTGTTCAAATTAATACGTTAGACGAAACAGAATTACAAATTGTTTCACTTGATGAAGATTCATTACCTTCAGATAGTGACATTGCTGGACCTAATGGTACTAGAGGAAGTATAGAATATATAATTGATCCTACACGTTTTGATCCAAGACAAGTTCAAGATAGTTCAACAAATACTCGATTATTATTACTAGGTAGCATTGGTGATACATCAAATGTCGACGGAGCAATTGCTTGGAAAAATGAAGATAATAGTAATTTTGTTGCAAGCGAAAATGACATTATCGAATGGGACGGATTAAATTGGCACATAGTCTTTGATGCTAGTTCTGAATCTAACGAAACTTTTATTACTAATCTTAATACACAAACTCAATACAAATGGACTGGCGAAAATTGGATATTGTCATATGAAGGTGAATATCCAAACGGCACATGGAGAATGACATACTAGCATAATTATTAGTATGAAAGACATCGTTTGTAGTGGCGCATTAATTTATTCTTTAGAATCAAATAGATTCCTATTTTTGCATAGAGCAAACGGGAAACGTAATAATCTGTGGGGACTTGCAGGAGGCGGCAATGAAGAGGGCGAAAGTCCTTTTGAAGGTCTACGACGCGAGATTGAAGAAGAAATTGGCGTAATAGATATTAAGAAAACAATACCATTAGAAACTTTTATTTCTAACGACTCTAAATTTCACTTCCATACATATCTATGTGTTATTGAAAAAGATTTTTTACCAAAATTAAATAGTGAACATGACGGATTTGCGTGGGTTAGCTTTGGAAAATGGCCAAAGCCTTTGCACTCCGGATTAATGAATACATTACAAAGAAAAAGTAATATTACAAAGTTAAAAACTGTTATCGATGTAATAAAATTACTTGACTAACCTAACGGAGTATAGTATAATATAGATATGCAAGTATTAATTATTGGCGATATTATTATCGATAGATATATTCATGGAACTACTACTAGATTAAATCCTGAAGCACCTGTTCCTGTTGTAAATGTAACCAACGAATACGATTCGTACGGTGGTGCATCTTTAGTATTTAAAAACTTAGAATCACTTGGTGTACATGTAACACAACTTCATTACGATGATGAAAAATCAATAAAGACAAGAGTACTAAGTGATAATCATTATATTACACGTATTGATCAAGATGTTATTGCAAACGGAGACGGTATTGCAGATGATATTGAAGAGTTGGATTTGTCAAACTTTGAATACGTAATTCTTAGTGATTACAATAAAGGTGTGCTTGATGCTGCACCACGGATAATTAAGCATTGCAATAAGTTTGGTTGCAAAGTTATTGTCGACCCAAAGCGACATGCAGATCATTATAAAGGTGCTTGGTTAGTTAAGCCTAATGCTAAAGAATTTATTGACCTTGGATTTAATAACTGGGATGGTAATATAATTATTACTGGCGGCGGTAATACATGTACTGCTGAATTTGAAAAAATTAGATATACCTCTACACCTAATAAAGTTGAAGTATCTGATGTAACAGGCGCAGGTGATTGTTTTCTTGCCTCTTTTGTTTATGGATTAACAAACGGAATGAAGTTTCAAGAATGTCTTGACATTGCTGTTTTTGGTTCAACCGAAAGTGTAAAGCATTATGGAACGTATGTACTGATGCCTAAAGATATTAGGAAAAAAACAGTATTTACAAACGGATGTTTTGATATATTGCACACTGGACACTTAACACTTCTTAAAGAAGCTAAAGCTCAAGGTGATTATTTGATTGTAGGATTAAATTCAGATGATTCTATACAAAACTTAAAAGGCAACGATCGTCCTTATAATAATTTTGCTATACGTAGACAACAACTTGAATTAATTCCGTATGTAGATGAAATTATTGAATTTAGTGAAGAGACTCCTTATAATTTAATTAAAGATATAAAACCTAATTTAATTGTTAAAGGTGGTGACTATACAATAGAAGAAGTAGTAGGTCACGATTTAGCACCTGTACATATTGTGCCTACAGTTAAAGGACACAGTACAACAGATATTTTAAAGGCAAGAGATGAAAATACTAATAACAGGTCATAAAGGATTTATAGGACAAAATTTAACATTCTATTTACAAGATAATTTTGAGTTATCAGGATACGAATGGCAGGATGATTTTTTGCCTGAGGTAGAAGGTTTTGATTGGGTTATACACCTTGGAGCAATCTCTGCTACTACAGAAACAGATGTAGACAAAGTTATGTTACAAAACTATGAGTTTTCTAAATGGCTTTATCATCAATGTAATACTAAAGGCGTAAACTTTCAATATGCTAGTAGTGCTAGTGTATACGGCACTAACACAGACTTCAACGAAGACGCTCCTAAGCAACCACAGAGCCCATATGCATATAGTAAATATCTATTTGATAGATGGGTGTGGCAACAGCAAAAACATAATATTGTAGTTCAAGGATTGCGTTACTTTAATGTATTTGGTCCGTTTGAAGATCATAAAATTGATATGATGAGTCCTGTAAGTAAGTTTATTAAACAAGCTAAAGAAACTGGAACTATTACATTATTTGAAAATAGTAATAATTATAAAAGAGACTTTGTGTCTGTTAAAGATATTTGCGAAATACATTTACAATTATTAAGTAATAAAAAACCAGGTTTGTTTAACGCAGGTACTGGGGGGACAACAAGTTTTCAAACAGTAGCAGAAGTAATTGCTAAAAAATACAATGCAAAAATAAACTATGTAGCAATGCCTAATAAATTAAAAGGACAATATCAAGAATACACTTGCGCTGATATAAAAAAATTAAGTACAGTAACAAGTGGAATTAAATTTGAAACAGTAGAGGAATACATCAATGAACGAACCGACTAGATTAACAGGTGTAGTAGAAAAAGGCTGGGGCTACGAAATGATATGGGCTACCAATGAACACTACTGCGGTAAAATAATGGTATTTAATAGAGAAGGTGCTAAAACAAGTATGCACTTTCATAAAGAAAAAGACGAAACTTGGTTTGTAAATAGCGGAACATTTAAAGTTGCGTATATTGATACTAATAATTCTACGTTATATGAAAAAGAATTAGCTGAAGGCGCAACATGGCATAATCCTCCGTTACAACCACATCAGCTAATTTGTGTTAGTAAAGAAGGAAGTGTAACTGAAGTTAGCACTGCTGATAGTGTTGAGGACAATTATAGAATTGGTCCTGGCGATAGTCAAAAAATAGAAAGTAAGTAAATGGAAATAAAAGAATTATTCCCAGTAGCTATACTACAGCATCATATAGATAAAGATATGGCAGATACAATAGAAGATAAAATTGTACCATTGTTAGATAACCTAGATCGTAATACACCTATATTGGACTCTGTTGGCGACGAGTATATATCTGTTGATACTATGTACACAGATTTTTGGGAAAACAAAATTCCAGTGCATGAAATTGTTCCTGACTTTTGGAACGTAGTAAGAGCAGCTGCATACGAGTATGCTGATCAAACAAGCTATTTTATTAATCCTAATTTTAAAGTCCGTTACTGGACACAAAATTATGTAAAACAAGATAGACACGATATACATCAACACGGTATAAATGGTGTAAGTGGAACTTACTTTATTAGAGCAAATGAAAATGCAGGACCAATACGTTTTTATAATCCTAATAACACAGCCGAGTATGTTCGCGCAGGCAATCCTTTAAATAAATTTGTACAAGGACATCACGACATATGGCCTGAAAAAGGCTTATTGTTATTATTCCCTTCGTATATAAAACATGCTGTAGAATCTGGCAGAAATGATGATGTTGTTAGAACTTCAATATCATTTGACTGTTGTCCTGGAGTTTAAATGTTTACAAACTTATTTCCAATACCTATCTTACGTATAAAACTTAGTGATGAAATTGCAGATACAATGGAAGAAAAAATAGTTCCATTACTAGATAGTCTTAGTAGAGAAAACGATTCAGTATCTACAGATTTTTGGGAAAAGCAAATTCCAGTACACGAACTAGTACCAGACTTTTTCCAACAAGCAATTGAAGCTGCTCTTGAATTCCAAGAACATACAGGTATTGAAATAGATCCTGAAATACGTATTAAATATTGGACTCAAGATTATTTGCCAAATGATAGCCATCAAATACATCATCACGGAATACACGGTATTAGTGGTACATACTGGGTTAGAGCAAATGAAGATGCTGGATCATTTAGATTGTTTAGTACAAACCCACATAGTGATTTAGTTTTAAATAATAAACAGACTGAATACACTGTAGCGTACGAAGACATATGGCCCGAGAAAGGTATGATGTTATTATTCCCTTCATACATGAAACATTGTGTAATGCAAAGTGGTAAAAATGCAATTCGTACTTCTGTTTCATTTAACTTTGGATGTTCTAATGTATAAAATAGACTGGAGTACAGACAAATCTAAAACAACAGAAACGTCTACAAAAAAGAGTAATATACGCTACAGTACTGACGACCCAATACCTTATTACAATAGTACAGACAACATTGCACCTAAAGTTGTTGTAGGATTAGATCGAGACGGTGTTATTAATGTTGATCGAGGCGAGTATACATATAAAGTTAAAGATTTTGAACCAATTGAAGGTAGTCTAGAAGCTGTTGCTAAAATAAGACGCTTAGGACATAAAATTGCTATTATTACTAACCAAGGCGGAATTGCTAAAGGAATATTTTCTGAATCTGATGTAGATAAAGTACACGACTATATGTTTGAGTTACTTGGCGAAGCGGGTTGTTTAAGTGTTGATGCATTATATTATAGTGCATCGAGTTTACGTAATGATATGTATGCTAAACCCAATGTTGGCATGTTTAAAAGATGTGAAGAAGAAAATTCATTTATTAAATTTAAGAAAGGATATTTTGTTGGAGATAAAATATCTGATCTAAAAGCTGCATTTAAAATTGGTGCAACTCCGATACTAGTTAAAACAGGTTACGGTTTAGAAACTATAAAAGAATTAAATAAATTTTCCAATCAGAAGATAAAAAAGAAAACTATTATATTTGATGATTTAATGTCTGTTGCTAATTGGCTGGAAAATCGAGACCAAAGTTAGCACTAATAGATACACGTATTTCTTCTGTTTTATTATACGTTACATAATGATCCAAGTTACTTGGAAAAAATACAATATCGCCTTCTTCCATTAAAGGATTAAACAATTTACCGTTATTTCCAGGGCCATAAAATCTTTCAGTTAAGTGAGTCGGAAACCAATTCAATGCACTATTGTAAAACATAAACTGTCCACTGTCAGGATTATTGTCTGGTAAGTCAAGTACATATGCACAACTAACTAAATTATTTCCGCCGCCGTGCGAATGTACGTCTTGATGTTGATGTTGACTATATTTGTTTGCCCATGCTGTTCCTGATAAATTTTTAAGATCATCTGGAGCCATACCTAAGTAATTAAGGTATGCTTGTAACGGTGCCTGTACATTTTTATAAAATATATCCCACGGTAATTGATTATTTTCTTCATGCGAATTATGTGTAGTTTCGCAATTACATTCCCAATGCGAACTACTATGTTGAAATGCAGTACTGTCTTTAATAAAAGATGAAAATTGTTCTTTTATTTCTTTATGATCAGGCATTTCACATTTAAGTATTGGAGCACCAAATATACTATCTATCATTTTTAATAGCTACTTTCACATTATGCTCAGGCAGGTACAAATATTCAATCCCACTATTAGCAAGTGTTCTAAATGCATCATCTAGCGTTTCTACTAATGGCTCACCGCCTAGGTTAAATGATGTATTAAATATAATTGGAACTCCTGTTTGTTTATAAAACTCGTTAATTAAATCATAATAAACTTCATTCTGTTCTCTAGTTACTGTTTGTATACGACATGTGCCGTCAACATGTATAATACTTGGAATCTTTTCTGCTACACCTTCTTGACAATTCATAGCATACATCATATGTGGTGAATCTTTCATTCCACGCATATCAAACCATTCTTCTGCATGTTCAGCTAGTATAGTACCAGCAAATGGACGGAAGTATTCTCTACGTTTAATTCTATTAACATGATCTTTGCCATTTGGATCAGTTGGATCATAAAGTATACTTCTGTTACCTAATGCACGTGGCCCTGATTCTGATCGTCCTTGAAATAATGATACAATATTCTTTTCAGTAATTAATTTAATAATATCTTCATTTGTTGCTTCAGTAACATCAGCGTTGTATTGTAACGCTAACATTTCAATTTCGTCTCTTGAATATGTATTCTCAGGACCTAAGTATAAACTTTCACCAAAAGGCCGTTGTGTAGTACTTTTAGTAAGTGAATGATATCCCATCATTGCTGCACCAATAGCAGTACCAGCATCACTAGAAATAGGTTCAACATATAAATTAATACCTTCGTCTTTTAGTTCGTTTAAGTACCAATAATTTGCAACACAGTTTAAACCATACCCGCCACTAAGTACAACATTCTTATGTCCTGTTGTTTCCACAGCCTTACGTATTAAACGCAATACTTCTGCTTGGCTTTCTGTTTGCACAGCATACGCAAGATCTCTTCTACTCTGTAGTTTAGTTAAGTCGTCATTTTTTTCAGGTGTAGTTAATTCATTAAACCGTCCTTCATTAACTAACGCACCATTTGGATATGTAGGAATAATAAGGTTTCTATCTGACGATCTCCAATCACCACCAGCATCAGTATACAACGGAGGAATATTATCATTAGGTTTTCCATATGGAAATAACCCCATTGTTTTACCTGCTTCAATTGATTGAAATCCGCAATACTGTGTTACTGCTTCGTATGTTTTAACAATACCAGCAGTGTCATCAATAATAGCTTCGTGTGTTTCCTTGTCTTCCATAAACCATTCACTTGTCATAGCCGGATCTCGCATTGATATATACGGTCCATTACCACCTAAATGTTTGTATACTGTATGAAAGTTATCTGGGTACGCACACGTAAAGATTGACTCTAATTCCCAAACTGTAGTATCAGTGCCGCCAATACTCATTGGAATAAATGTGCCAGCGCCGTCTACAATAACACTTACTGCCTTGTCAAATCCACTACGATAAAATGCACAGCCTGCATGTAATTTATGATGTATTCTTGATAAGTCAATAACCTGAGGATGTTCCCAATTGTTTACATCTGGACCTCGTTCAATCAAGCCTAGTTTACGTGCTAGACCTGTATACACATTGTCGCCTGTAAAATCAACTGTTGCCGCTGATTCTTCTAAACTTTGTGTATGTGCAATGAATATATAATCTAATTTATCGGTGTATTCGAGTATCTTAATCATACTTGCATATGGACCGCCGTCATACTTTTGACGACTTAGTCTTTCTTCTTCTATAGCAAATACAATTTCACCGTCTTTAAGCAAACACACACCGCCATTATGACCGCGTGTTATTCCTGCTATCCACTGACTCATTTACTGCCTCCTACACTTAATAATGTTTTATTAGGTTTTCCTAATTTTTTTCTAATTGAATCAACAATATCTTTAGTTTGTGCTTTAGATAAATCCATGCATTTGTCGTTTACTCTATCAGGTTCTTCTTCATTTGTAATTCTAATTGGGCTATACACACGCATGTCTTTGCCAATATCAAAAATCGTAACACCTTTATCATCTACGTATGATGTGTTTATAGGATATGTACTTCCAATAACTACTGTTGTCTGTGTATCAAGTGCTTTAGCAATGTGTTGTCCTACACTATCACAACCTAAGAAATGATCTGCGGCATCGATAACTCCAGCCCATACACGTATGTCTGGTATTTGTGGTTGAGCTATAGGTATATTATCATCTTTTGTATTTTTCATATTTAATTGTATTTCGCTCATTAATATAACTGCAAAATCTTTTTTCAGTTCATTAGCAATATCAAGCATATCTTCAGCTCTAAAACTTCTTGACGTAACATCAATTAAATCTTCTTCAGTTGTTCGTCCAAACGGTTGTATTACAATTACTTTATCTTTGCCAGTTGTTTCTTTAACTTCTTTAACTACATTTTCGCCTTGTGCTTTTTCAATTTTATTAAGATACACTGACGGAATAATAACGTCACGTAAGCCTTTGTTATTAATTTCTATATCAAACGCTTGTGCTAAACTACATTCTTGATTATAATATTCCCAAACTCTATACGGTTCTGGCGAAACACAATTTCTTTCTTTAATAAAAGATTCAAACAATCCCTTATGCCATGTGTCGTATGCTCGCTTGTGAAGTGTTGGATGACCTTTATAAAAATCCGTTCCTGCTTCACAAACAATAATAAAATCGTCGTTTGGATTTTCTTTTTCATACGCTTCAAATGCAGGTATTGAAGTTATAACACGGCCAGCGCCGCCATTGATAAAGAAAGCTGTTGATCTTGTCATAGAATAATACACCTCTTAGTAAATTTACTAAAATATTTATAGGTTAGTCAGATATGTAATATAAGATCTGGCTGATAAAAAAAGGCTGTATAAACATACAGCCTTTTAGTTTTATTTGTTAATTAGGTGTTTATTCTAATACATCTGTGCGAGGCCAAGATGAATCTACAAATATTGTAGGAACATTTGCTTCTTGCATTGCTGCCGGAAAATCACGTAGTAATTGTCTATACACAACAAGTTTGTCCCACTTTGCTTTGTCAATGTCTTTTAGAATTAAAAATAATGTGTCAGTATTAGAAAGTCTCTCGTCTCGTTCTATACGTATGTCTTCCCAAGTGTTAGCTGCGCCAATTATATCTTCATTTGTATGCTTATACAAATCTAATTCATTAGTTTCAAAATTCCATACACTAAGTTTTTCGTCATACAACTCATCTGGATGAATTGGATACTCATATTCAAATGCAATATATCCTTCAGGTACTGGTATAGTTTTAGTACCCGGAGTTTCTATCCATTCTTCTTTGTCTTTATAGTTATCATGATGATCGGACATAACTTCTGCATCTAACGGATGTTCTCTAGCATCTAACTTAACAATTACCATTTCCTCAGGATCTGGCATATATTGCCAGTTATCTGTTGACTCTAATACTTCAAACTCTCGTTGTATGTGACGAATAAGATTTGTTTCTTTTTCTACCCAAAGATACAAAAATTTAGGACCTTTATATACTGTATCAATAGTTTCAGTTTCTTCGCCATCCATATAATTGTCTATTGGACATTCATAAGAATAGTTTACTTCAACCCATTCAGTTCCGTGTTCGTCAGTCATCACAATGTCTCTATAGTCAATTACTTCACTATCTAGCTCGTCTCGATTGTCATCGATATTTGGATTTCCTTCGTCAATTATGTTTTCTTCTTCACTCATCATTTAACTCCAAGTTATTCTCATCATACCAGGTTTACCAGGAGTACCTCTACAATAACAAAGACCGCCTCCACAAGCTGATTTCATTGAATTTGATCCGCCGCCGGATACTTGTCTAAATCCTCTACAACAGTTAGTACAACCACAGTATTGAACACAGTTTTCAATATGATAAGTGTGTCCGTTACTAATTCCCCAAGATGCTGAAACTGTCGTGTGTCGTCCAACACAGTCACAGTTTCCTCTGTACTTAATAAATGCTGGTTCGTCACCTAAGTCTACCCAGTCAAACTTTTGACAGAAACATAATCCGTTAGCACACATGCCGTCTGTTCTGTTACCTTGGTTATTACATCTACAACTACAGTAAAGGTTATATCCACCTCTGCCGCCTGTCATACATGTACAACATAAGCATCTTCCACTAAATCGTGTCATACATCCTCTTGGTGCATCACAACATGCTGTAAAACAGCCACAACCGTTGTTAACTGTTCCGTTGCCACCTGCGCCAATACACCAGCAGTAAATACATCCTGGTGCAAAGCATCCGCTCTGTCTAAATAGTGTTCTACGACCGTAGTAGCCACTCATTGATCCACAGCTAACCATGTCACACCAGCAACCTTTACAACAGTGTCCTGCGCCTGAGCCGCCTCCGCTCCACATTTCAAATTGTACTGTTTGCGCACAATCAGGTACTGTCCAAGTACCTGTTCGCTGACAGTGTGATCTACATCTGTGTGGACCACAACATACTAAACAAGTGTTAAAGCAGGTACATGTACCACCTGGGGATCTACCAGCAGTTCGCTGACAAGTCCCGTCTGGGTATTTCATACCCGTGCTAATCATCTCAGTTGCCATATTATGCGTCTCCCTTTAATGTATTTATTTCTTGTTTTAATTCTTTAATTGCTTCAACTAATAGCGGTATAATTCTTTCGTATTGTACAGTCATATAGTTCTCACCTGACGCACTATACTCTTCGAATATACCTGCTTCTTTGTCTTCATTTTGTGCAATGTCAAATGGTGCAGGTAACACTACTTCTGGTAGTACTGCTTTTACTTCTTGTGCAAGTAATCCTGCTTGTAATTCATCACCTTCAAATCCGTTTTCTTTAGCAAGCTCGTTTACTTTGTAAATTACGCCATTTAAACTACAAACTTTTTCTAGTGCGTTTTCGATATTACCTTGAACATCCTTTAAACGTGCATCTGAATAGTTTGAAACAATATTGCCTGTTGCACGTATTTGTCCAGCACTGTTTGGATCTGCTGTGTTAACACCTATACAACGTACACTTGTCATATTCTTAGATGCGTCAATAAGCTCACTGCCGCCCATTTGGAACGATCCAACGTTTACGTTAACACCTGTATCATCTAAAATTTGGAACCAAACTTTATTGTTGTCTTCTGGCTCTCTAAAGTCAATACCTTCAGGCGTTGCTCTAATTTCAAAATCAACACCTGCGTCACTTGATCCGTTAAATGTAATACTTGGATTAGCAGTACCGTATAAGTTAATAAGGCCTCGGTTAACATTTAATGTACCATTCATAGTATGCGTATCACTTGTAGCATTACCTAATGTGCCGTTACCGTTATAACTAAATGTTCCACTTGCACTTAAATTTGTAAATGAGCCAGAAGATCCTGATATTGACATGTTACTAATTGTACCACTGCCCGGAGATAGTGTTAACGATCCAGCCGGTGAAATTGTAACTGTACCTGTACCAGTTGGCGATAGTGTAACATTTTTATTAGCTGGACTTAGTGTAACTGTGTTGTTAGCATCTAATGATGTAAACTGTCCTGAACTTCTTGATACGTTACCAATTGCTCCTACAAAGCCGCCGCCACTATATATTCTTTTAGCAATACTTGCTCCGCCTTCGCAACGTAGCTGTCCTGTATCGCCTGAAGCATTTGTTGCATCACCTGTACCTGTAATATCAACTACGCCACTTGCATTTATACTTGTAAATGTACCTGTATTACTCGATACATTACCAATTGGTCCTTGGAAACTTCCTGCATAAATTGCACCGCTTGCACCAATACCACCTGTTACTACTAGTGTACCCGATGTAGTATTAGTTGATGCTGTATTTTTTGTAAGTGTTACTGCATCGCTTGCAGTTAGTGTAGTAAATCCACCACTACTTTTTGTTGCTGCACCAATTGGAGTATTATCTATTGCACCAGCAAATATTGATCCGCCGACTCCTAGTCCGCCTGTTACAACAACTGCTCCACTTCCGCTTCCGGAACTAGCAGTTGATGAACTAAATGTTGTATTACCACTTGCAGCAAGTGTAGTAAATCTACCTGTTCCTGCTGTAGTAGCACCAATGTTGATGCCGTCCATAGTACCAGCTGTATCAGAAGTAATAGTTACTGTGTCGCCTGATCCAATTACTACTGGTCCACCTGGATCAATAGTTACTGAACTGGTTGGACCTGTTGGTGATATATTAATTGTTTGTGCAGCTGCTGTAAAGTCTAAATTACCTGGAAATGCTGTTGGCTTTCCTGCTTCACCAAGTGTAATTGTTCCTGTTGTAGATGCTAAAGTTAAATCACCTGCTGGTCTAATAGTAGCTTGCCCGCCTGGCTGAACTGAAACGGAAGATTGCGGACTAATGTCTACTGTGCCTGTGCCTGTTGGTTTGATTTGTACATTTGCATCTGCTGGATTTAGTTCTACTGGACCATCTGCATTTAATAAATCATTTGTTGTTAACGGTAATTCAAATATTGTAGTACCAGCTAACGCACTTGTTAGCACGTAGTTTGCACCATCTGACGTTAATTGGTATGTTGAGTTAGTTGGAATATCTACTGACGATCCTAGTGTAACACCGTTACCTGTAATTTGTCCTGCTGCCGTACTAATAGTAATCATGTCAGCAGTTGCATTATAGAACGTTTGTCTACTACCTGGAAAAAACACTGGACTTACCATTGTTACTTCGT